TCCGTTTGTCGTTGGTACTGCGCTCACCCCAGCCTCGGCTGCTGGTGACGTTATCACCCTCGCTCTGTCGGCTGCCGCCGCCGTGCGTGCTATCTAGAAAGGACTGTGAAATAACATGCCACAGCCATCAGTAAACAACGTTCACATTGACGCAATCCTGACGAACATCTCGGTTGCGTACTTGCAGAACACCAACAACTTCATTGCGGACAAGGTTTTCCCTGTCGTTCCAGTGGACAAGAAGTCGAACCTCTACTTCAAGTACACCAAGGACGACTGGTTCCGTGACGAGGCTCAGCGTCGTGCCGACGGTACGGCTTCCGCTGGTTCAGGTTACGGCCTCACCACGGACACCTATCAGGCCGACGTGTTCGCCTTCCACAAGGACATTGGCGACCAGACCCGTGCTAACGCCGACAACCCCCTCAACCCCGACATGGAAGCGACGCAGTTCGTCACCCAGCGTCTCTTGCTGCGCCGTGAAGTGCAGTGGGCGCAGGACTTCTTTCAGGGTGGCGTGTGGGGCACCGACGCTATCGGTGTAACCGCTGGTGCAGGTACCGCTGGTACGGCGACCACCATCAAGTGGTCTGACTACACCAACGGTCTGCCCATCGTGGACATCGAGTGGGCCAAGTATCAGGTTCTTCAGAACACTGGTTACGAACCCAACACGCTCGTGCTCTCGTACCCCGTGTTTCAGAAGTTGAAGGCTCACCCCACGCTGGTTGACCGCTACAAGTACACGCAGGCTGGTGCCATCATCACCGAGGACTTGATTGCTCAACTCTTCGGTCTTGACCGTGTGCTCGTCGCCAAGGCAGTCGTCAACAACGCTGACGAAGGCTTGACCGGCTCGTACAACTTCACCGCCAACAACAACGCTCTGTTGTGCTACTCGGCTCCTAACCCTGGTCTGATGACCCCTTCGGCTGGTTACACGTTTATGTGGACTGGCGTTTCGGGTGGCCTCGGCACCACGGTTGGTGTTTCACGCTTCCGCATGGAAGAGTTGAAGGCTGACCGTGTTGAAGGTGAAATCGCCTTCGACGACAAGGTTGTTGCCGCCGACCTCGGCTTCTTCTGGAACTCGATTATCTAGTTCCAAAGCAGTTCAGTGAAATCCCCCTCGGCCTTCGGGTTCGGGGGGGATTTTGCTTTACTGTGGTACGCTAAATCCTATGAGTACTCCAACACACCGTGTTACAAAGTTGCTGTCCGCAGGTGATTTTGACTACAAAGTCAATGACCTTGTTGACGCTTCCAACTGGGCAAACGTGCAGTCGCTTATCAGCACTGACTACCTTGTCAAGTTGAGCAGCGACGAGATTTCCGAACTCACCGCAACGGTTGAGCCAGAAGAGGCCCCCGTGGTGAAAAAGGCTCCCGTCAAGAAGGCCGCTCCTGCCAAGAAGCCCGTCGCTAAGAAAACCACTAGGTAGAAAGCCGTAACGCAGGTCGCCTATGAAGTTTTACATCAGTGGCGTAATGCGTGGCCTACCTCAGGGCAACTTCCCAGCCTTCAACAAAGCGTCAGATGCCCTTCAGAGGGCCGGATACGACGTTTACAACCCAACTGGGGGCAGAGATACCCCAGACGAGACTGTGGGCCTCACAGAGGCGTTTAGGGCGCACCTGAAGGAACTCCTAGAGTGTGACGCAATCGCCGTTCTCATGGGTTGGTCAACCAGTGAGGGTGCGAAGGTGGAAATGGCTGCGGCTGTGGCGGCAGGATTGGAAACCTACGCCATCTACCCAAACCGCCCCCCTGCGCAAATGCTGGAGAGACTGCCCAACGTCAACATCATCACCAGAGCCGAGGTTATCCATGTCAAGTGAGTGGACTGACGGCGTAGAAAACGAAATCTGGTACGACGAGAACAACCCGTGGAACGACCACCCATACGTTCGCACGGGTGGCGAACTAACCCGTGGTGAAAAGGCTGCGGATGCAGTGCGCAACAAGATGGGTTCGTGGGGATTCGTGGGCACATTCTTGGTGTTCATGGCAATCTGGGCAGCGGTCAATGTCTTTTGGCTGAACAACAAGGGGTTCGACCCGTATCCGTTCATCTTGCTAAACCTCTTCCTCTCAATGTTGGCTGGCTTGCAAGGAGCGATTCTGCTGATTGCCGCCAAGCGAGCCGATGCCGTTTCCGCCGAGCAAGCCTTGTCGCACCTGCAAATCTCCAAGGAGAGTGCTGAAATACTCCATCGCCTCGAAGTTGAACTGCATGAAGTCAAGAAGTTGAGCCATGAACTGCGCACGTTCATGGGCGATGCCCAGCAGTAAAGGGCTTCATTTCACCAATCCTGTGGCAGAATAGACACAGCGCAAACCCCTAGGAGTAGACATGGCTCAGGTATTCTTCAACCAAGGCTTGACAAAGATTTTCAACCAACTTGCCGTGCCTACTGGCACCACGCCTTCTGGTACCGCCCCGACCTACTACCTTGGTCTTTTCACTAACTTCTCTGGTACCACGGTTCCTGCCGCCACCGTCACCCTTGCCACGTTGAACTCTTCGGGTTACGAAATCTGGGGCGCTTCTGGCACCGCCGCATCGGGTTACAGCCGCCAGTCTGTCAACTTTGCTGCCATTGCAACCGCTACTGCATACAACGCTGGTTCGCCAGTTCTTTCCACCACGCCTAGCGCCTCAATCGCTTCTGGCTCGTGGACTGCTTCGCTTTCTTCGACCACGGGTGTCGCCATTGGTATGACCGCCAACTTCGACAGCACTGGTACCTCGGAACTCAAAGTCATTACGGGTATCTCTGGCTCGACGGTAACGGTTTCTTCCGCCTTCACCTCATCGCACACGACTAGCGCAACCGTTCTCATCGGTGACACCGTGAATGGTGAAAAGTCAACGGGCGGTCAGGTTACGTTCACGGCGACTGGTTCGTGGCCTCAGGCAAACGGTTACTTCATTACGGATGCCGTTTCCAGCACCACGACAGGAAACATTTACTACGCCGCCAACTTCGCAGATGGTTCAGCAACCAATGCAGGCCCAACCCTTGGAGCGAACGACACCCTGAAGGTCACGCCTACTTGGTTGCTGAGCAACTAAGGGGATAACCCTTAGGGGCTGAAATGGCAAGAACTCCCTATTCGCTCAACAGTTACACGGGCGAACCATACGCTGCGCTTCTAACGTCGCCCATCGGGGCCACGGATACCACCATCTACCTGACCTTCTCGGCAGGCATCGGCTCGTGGGCAGGACTTGGCATCAACGGCGGTTTCTACCTCGCCCTTGACTACGGAACGTCACTCGAAGAGCACATCTACGTTCCAGCCAACGTCTACAACTGGTCAGGCTCTAATGTCACCTTGACGGGCGTAGTTCGTGCATTTGATACCGCTACGTCGGGTACTGGAATGTCGCACGCTTCGGGTGCTTCCGTTGTTCCAATCATGACCTCGACGGACATCTCAGAGGCAAACTACGCCGTTGCTGAAACCGTTGGGCAAATCGTCGCATCTGGCGACCTTCTTGTCGGCTCGGGGGCAAACTCTTTGGCTCGACTGCCACAAGGCTCTACGGGCCAAGTGCTTACTGTTGGTGCATCAGGGCTTCAGTGGGGTTCTACGGGCACGCAGGGTACCCAAGGTACCCAAGGTACCCAAGGTGTTCAGGGCAACCAAGGAAACAACGGCGCAAACGGTACACAAGGCAATCAGGGCAACCAAGGCTCTATTGGCGTACAAGGGGTACAAGGGGTTCAAGGAAACCAAGGGAATGCTGGAATAAACGGCGTGCAGGGAAACCAAGGTACGCAAGGAGTACAGGGCGTACAGGGGAATCAGGGATTCCAAGGCAACCAAGGCAACGTTGGTACCACTGGTACCACTGGTACACAGGGTACACAGGGTGTCCAAGGAAATACTGGTTCACAGGGAAATCAAGGAAACCAAGGAGCAACGGGTAGTCAAGGTTCTACTGGCTCGCAAGGTTCGACGGGGGCGACTGGTAGCCAAGGAAACCAAGGTTACCAAGGAGTAACCGGCAGCCAAGGTGTTCAGGGCAGTCAGGGATTCCAAGGTACGCAGGGTGTACAGGGTTCTCAGGGCAATCAGGGTTCAACCGGCTCGACTGGTTCTCAGGGTAACCAAGGAAATCAGGGTACGCAAGGCGTTCAAGGGTTCCAAGGGACGCAGGGTACGCAAGGATTCCAAGGAAATCAAGGGTATCAGGGAAATCAAGGCGTGCAGGGAGCGCCTTCAGCACTCAACGCCCACTCATCCGTTCAGGTTGCCGACACCGCCGGAACGACGAACTCTTCCACCTACACGGCTGGCACGATTGACGCTAGTGGCGGTTACGGCATCGGCGCAAAACTTACCGCTTCTGCAAACGGTGCTTTGGTGATTGACGGCGTGACCCTGACCGCCAACCAACGTGTTCTCGTTACCGCAAACACCAACGCCAAGTACAACGGTATCTACACCGTAACGGCAACCGGCTCAGTATCAACGCCGTGGACACTCACCCGTGCCACCGACTACAACGATTCCACCGCTGGCGAGGTTGCCGCTGGCGACTACACGCTCACCATCGCCGGAACAAGCAACGTTGGCAAGACCTACGAGATGATTTCGACTGGTACTGGTACTGATGGTGTAATCCTTATCGGCACCGACAACATCAACTGGACGCAAGTTTCTGGTCAGGGCGCACAAGGGTATCAAGGCGTGCAGGGTGCCGGTGGTGTAATCGCCAACTACATCTCGGCATACGACACGACGACCCAGACGGCCTCATCCACAACGGTTTCCAACGTCGTAAACATCAACACGGTGAGCGCCAACTACGGGATTACCATCGCCAGTGGAAACCAAGTCACGTTCGCCCACGCTGGAACGTACAACATCCAATACTCGATTCAGTTTGCTAACTCTGACAGCAACTCTGACAACGTGGATGTTTGGCTTCGTCAAAACGGTACGGATGTCATTGACAGCAACTCGACGTATAACGTGCCTGGGACTTCGCATGGTGGCTCTGGTGCGCTGATTGCTGCCGTCAACTACGTCATCAACGTCAATGCCAACGACTACGTTCAGTTGGCGTGGGCACCGTCGAACACGACTATCTCCATCGCCGCCACTGGCTCCCAGACCGGCCCCACCGTCCCAGCCACCCCAAGCGTCATTTTCACTGCTCAGCAAGTGACATACCAAGGGGCGCAGGGAAACCAAGGCTACCAAGGTACACAGGGATTCCAAGGGACGCAGGGCTTTCAGGGTACAACAGGTGCACAAGGGGCGACGGGTTCACAGGGTTCACAGGGCAACCAAGGCTCAACTGGCGCACAGGGTACAACAGGTGCACAAGGTAGTCAGGGCTATCAAGGTAACCAAGGATTTCAAGGCAACCAAGGCAACACCGGAGCGCAAGGCTCCACCGGCGCTCAGGGCGCAACTGGTGCCACTGGTGCCCAAGGCTCAACCGGAGCACAGGGCAACCAAGGAAATCAGGGTAATCAGGGGTCTACGGGTAGTCAGGGTTCGACGGGTTCTACCGGAACACAGGGATTTCAG